CGTAATAAACGGTCACATGTGTTACTACTGCGTTGGTTACTTTCAAACTTGTGTCAGCTTTAATCCCTGTCCCTGGTAACATTATGCTTCCATGAGATGGAGTTTTGTGACTCGTAGTATTTGTAGCGGGTGTATTAACAACCCACATTGCGGTAGTATTATCATTCACTGTTATTGTTCCAACTCCAACATTCGTAGGTACAACCCATGAAAGTCCTAAAACTCTAGCTGGACCATTAAAGATTGTAGTAGTCGTAGCAGTTGTAATATTAACTGTTTTTATATCCGTTGAATATGTACTCATAACTTATTCTCCTAATCTAGATTACTAGATGGGGCCGAAGCCCCGCTCTAATTTAAATTTATTTAATATTAAAATACTGTGTATTCTAATAAGACTGTAAATCTACCAGCTGTGATGTCTGCGTTAACTGCTGTTGTGCTAAATGCATATAAATATTTACTTGCAATAGCGGCTGTCACATTTGGTACGAAAATGTGATAGTTCCCAGCTGAATTGTTAAGGTTAACATCAATTTCAGTTATAGATTGTGTTGCACTAAGTTGTGAATTAAACGAAGTAACTCCTGCACCAACAATTTCTGTTCCTGATGAAACAGCTGAGTTAGTCGCTGTTCCTGATGTAGCACTTAATGATAATCCACCAACAAGTGTTTGACCTGCTGCCGTTGTAATACCAATTAGTGCTTTATCTATAAAGAACTTAGTTGCTGCGACATGACCCGAAGGTACTGTCGTATCTAAAGTTCCTAATTCTACAAGAACGTCACCGTCCCCGTAAGCTGTAGTTGCTGCGTTTGTTGAAGCTAAAGTTCCTGCAAAAGATTGGAATTTTTTAACTCCCATCCAGTTTTGAGAAGCGTTAGCTTTTAGTGCACCTGTTAAGGTTGATACACCTGTAACAGCTAAAGTGCTTGAAGTACAGACTGCACCTGCACAACTAACTGTAAATTTGTCAGTGTATGCTCCAGTAGCAGCTGCTTTTGCTGAAACCTTAAGACCGGATTCCGCTCTTACTGTTCCTGAAAAGGTTGTGTTTGCCATAATATTCCTCCTAGAATATTTAAATGTAGTCCCTAGGGGATGTCGACTATACGCGTCTACATTTAAGTTTTTTTAAATTTGTATAGTGATAAATTTATATGTTATTTTTTGATTGAGTGCAAGGTATCCTTAGGAAAAAAAGTGATTTTTGATAGCGCTTAAGTGGCTATCGAAACTTGAGCCTTGGATTCATCTACTTTATTAAGGCGAGTAGATTCTTCGAACTCTTTGGCAATGATCTCTTTAACAATCTCCTGAATTTTTTTGTCAATGTAGGACATATTAATATTATACTTGCCCTCCTTCAGGTACTCCTGTTGCCACTCTAACTCCAAGGACCGTTTTGTAGTGTATAGGTCTTGTGTCATATATAACCTCCTCATAGGTTATTCTCCGGGTATCTCGGTACATTCCCGTTGATTCCCACTTTATAGACTTTTCTCCTAGCTTGTCAAGGATAGAATCTTCAAGAGATTTGGGATTATCTTCAGCTAAAACTTCAAATTTAGCGTGATAATCATAAGCCCAAATATTTACGAGGAATTTTTTCATTTTCTCTTTCTATTTTTAAAATGTGGCGGAACTATGTCCCGCCACATTAATTTAGTGATTACGCACCTGGTGAGCCAAATATTCCACGCCAGTCAGACCAGCCGAAGCTGTATCTTTCTCTTGCTTTATATCTAACATTACCAGTGTCAAAATCGCCTTCCATAGCAGTTTTGATTGGTGCTCTAACAAAGTGTTTCAATCCATTAGGAACATCAGTTTTAATGAACCAAGCATCTGTATCAGTTAAGTAATGATTCACGGCATAGCCTTGAGGAATCATTCCCATAGATACAACTGCGTTGATATCATTATCAGCTGTTCCAACTCTTTGTGTAGACTTCATAAGTCTCTCTGCAGTAAATTGCAAAGCAGAAGGAAGAATTAATTTCATTCCTTTAGCCGCAATTTTAAGACCTCTCTCATCAGTTAGCGCAGCAATATCAATTAATGCTTGCTCTAAAGATGTTTCATTTAAGTCAGCAGCAGTCGATAATTCGTTCTGCTCTGTTCCAGAAATGATTGAGTGATCAGTTGCGCAAAGTTCTTTACTGTCTCCACCAGTGTATGAACTGTTGAATGCTCTGTTAAGAACATTAGCCGCTTCAACTTGTTTCGCATTAGCCATAGATCTAGCTAGTGCTTTTGTATATCTAGACGAAAGTCTATCATACAAATTGTCCTCAATCGCTTCTTCAGTGATTGAGAAAGCTAAAGCATGTGTTTTGTGCGTATAACGAGCCGTGAAAGTCTCTTGTGCCGCGTCGTAGTTGACACCTTGACCTTCAGGTTTAGTTGCAGCACTTCCGAATCCGGATAACATTACTTCTTCTTCAAAAGCTCTGTCTGAGTTTTCCTTATCGAAAATTGCTTCGTGCTCGCTTGCATAGTTTTTATATTCCAGACCAAACAGGGCGTTTAAACCTGGCTCTAGTTCTTTAACTAGTTGATTACGTGATATAGCCATAATTAGATTCCTGTAGTTGTCATATAGAAGTGTTCTGCAATAAGCACACGCCAATTCACATTAGCTGCGGTTACGTCATTGTTATCAGGGTCTAATGAAAGTCCGATTATTCTACAAACAGCAGTAGTTGTACTTTGAGTGTCAACTAATTCTACCTGTGATAAATAATCAGGAGCTGCGCCTGCAGCATATGTTGCCAAATCTGCATTCGATCCAACGTCGCCTTGTGCGTGAGCACCAGAACCAGCTGATTGGATTTCAAAAACCGTGAAAGGGTCATCATTAACAAAACCAACAATATCGGTAGCAGAGTTTGAGGCTGCTAGCCATCTTGAGAAAGTTGGTTTGCTAGTAGTAGCATCTGTATAGAAAACTCCATTGATTGCACCGACTAAAGTATTAGTAGCTGCTGCAACGCCAATTGTACCAGTACAAAGCATTTTTACTGGATCGTTTTGGTATATTGCCGAAGCACAAGCTGCAATACTATATTCAGTTGTTCCGCCGGAATCTCTATTGCCACTAAGTTTTCCTACCGGTCTTAGACCGAAAGGAGCATCTTGATTAGCCATAGTTTTTTCTCCTATTGTTCATCCGAAGATGAACGGGTTAATTTAAATCGTTGGTTAGGAATTGCTAATAAATTAGTTCTTCTTTGTTCCACCGAAGGTTACACGAGTCTGCCTCTCTTGATTGATTGGCATACTTGGGTGCTCTTCCTTCATAAGATCTTGTTCAATCGCGTCTTCTTTGTCTTGCGTCATTCTATTAAAATACGCTTCGCGTGATTTAACAATTTCGTTCGGTATCCTTGCGAGCAAAAGGCCTCCAACTCCGATCACTCCCTTGTATTTGCCTTCGTTGATAACAGGGTAATCCGATCCTAGATATGCATCAGCTCTTACGAGCTCGTATCCTGATCGAATTTTTCCGGCCATGTTTTTCGTATCATCAAAACCCATAGTCTCGGCCCTTATCCACCTCTGATGATATCCATCAGGGCAAGGGGGTGCATCTAAAGATGAGGGTGGAGTCCAAACTTTTTTTCGAGAAGTTTTTTCTCTTGTTTGACTCGCACGAGAAGTTTTTTTATCGTCTGTTTGCATATGCTTATACTCCTTCTGTGATTTTTAATTGTTTTGCATAATCTTCAAGTGGCACACCTAATTTTTTAGCAATTGCTACCTGTGAAGATGTGAGTCTCACAGTTGTGCGACCAGGTTTAACACTTCGCGTAGCAGATGCTACTGTTTGTGTCGGTTTAGTCGTTCCTTCCGATAATTCTTTTCTAGCAAATTTATGTGGAAAGTCAAGCTTTATACGTTTGTCTATTTCAACATAATACTCATCTGAATTAGGGTCAAAACCTTCTTCTTCAGTTAGTTTTTTATGTAAATCGAAAGCTGTATAAGTCATAGCAGAATCTTTTCCAAACCACTCATTTTTGTCTGCCCATGCCTCCGCCTTTGGATCAGCTGGAGGAGGAGTTTGAATTGCTTGGTCTAAAGTTGGCGTTTGAACTACCTTTTCTTTAGATTGCCTTTCATAACTACTTCTTAAACTGTTAACTCTAGCTTCTTCAACACCAAGTTTTGCAATTTCTTTTTGCACTTCAACTTCAGTCTTAATGTCTCCTGCTTCTCTTGCTGCAGCAAGTTTACTTTGCGCTGCCTCAAGTCCAGAGATAACTTTATTTTTCATTGCATCAACATAACCAGGCTCAAGACTACTTATTCTATTTTTTAATTTTGAAAGTTCTACTTGACCACCTCTGGCATAATCTATAGCGGCTTCTTTTTGTCTTTCCGCTTCACGCCATTTTTTAGTTAGTTTAGCAATTCTTTTTTGAACTCCTTCACTATATTCTTTTAGTTCATCTTGTTTCTCGTCACTCGTTTCTTTTTTCTCTTCTACTTTTTCTTCAGCTTTTTCTTCAGTCTTTTGTTCGCTATCTTGAACATCAGGCTGCTTATCAGATTTCTCCAATGTATCATCGGACTTATTATCGTCCTTACTATCAGTTTTTGCATTTGTTTCCTCCTGTTCAACTGGTATTACTTTTTCTTCTGCAATTTCAATATCCGCACCAGGTCCTGATGTGTCTATATCAACTGTTTTTTCTTGTTTATCTACTGGCATAGTTCCTTCCTATGTTAAATGTTATGCAACACAGATTCTGGACTTTTAATTGTTCCCAAAACCTCGTCGTCGTTTAATAAACGGACTTCTCCGCCTTCTATAGGTAATCTTGATC